AAAATGGATTTTGCTACTTCAACAAGAACAGCAAGGAGATTAGACTCTGTCAAGGAATTTGCGGAAGGTATTCGAAAACTAGATCCAGCTACGCAAGAAGAATTAGCCCTAGGCTTAGCTAACGGACGGTTTGACGACGTAAAGAAACTAATAGGACCGGAGCTTGTACCTGAGTTTAAAAAAGTAACAAAAGTATTAAATGAAATGGCCGACGAGGCTGCGCCTCTTTTGGGAATTAATAAGAAAGAAAACTATTTTCCTAGATCAGTTAAGGATTACAATAAATTACTAGAAAAGTTAGAAGTTCCCATGGTAACTAGATCCCGAATAGAGAGTGCCCTAGAGGCGGCTAGAAAAAAACTAGATGTTCCCGAACTTTCTCCAGAACAAGCGGCGGAAGTTATTAACAAAAAACTTAAGACCTCCCTTCCTAATTTACCTGGACGGTCAACAAACCTGAAACAAAGAATAATTGAAACAGTAGATTCAGACATGTTAGAGGCTTACGCAAACCCGGAGGAAGCCCTCACCAATTATATTACAAGAGTAACAGATCAACTAGAAACTCAAAAGTTCCTCAGAAATGCAACTAACAAAAAACCTGGGCAGGAGCTTGACGTGCAAGAGACGGCTTCCGAGCTCGTAGAAAATCTGGTGTCTTCGGGTAAGGTGAGTGGAGAGCAAGCTGACGAGCTGATCGACCTTCTCAGTGCCCGACTCAAGGCAAGTAGTCAAGGCCCCGGTAAGGTTGTGTCCGCACTACGAAACTTGGGGTACGCAGGCACAATCGGTAACCCACTTTCCGCAATGACTCAGCTTTCGGATGTAGGTCTAACTGCGGGAATGAAGGGATTGACTAACGTTGCGAAGGGAGCTGTGGGACGCAAGGTTAAAGCAGAAGACCTTGGACTTCTTAATAGGAGTACCGCAGAATTAATTAACCAGAATGGTCCTTGGCACGTAAAGACGCTAAATAAATTATTTAAGGTAAGCGGTTTTAATCTCGTCGATAACTTTGGTAAAAATACATTCATTAACGCAGCTTTGTCAAAGGCGGAAAAGTTAGCAAAAAAAGACAAGGACAAGTTAAAGAGAGACATAGGGTGGTTATTTGGGCCGGATACCGATAAAGTAATAAAGGAACTGGCAGAAGGGAAGCCCACTGAAAATGTTAAGCTTTACCTTTTTAAGGAGTTATCCGGCATACAACCAACTACCTTAAGTGAAATGCCTCAAAAATACCTTGAGTCAAATAATGCACGAATTGCTTGGATGTTAAAATCATTTACCCTAAAGCAAATAGACAACATGAGAAGAAACGTAGTTCAAGAGTGGAAGAAGGGAAACAAAGCAACTGCTGTAAAAAACCTTGCTGTTATTAACACGGCGCTGACAGCTAGTGGCATGAGCATTAATGCTGCAAAAGATTTTGCTCTTGGTAGGGAGCAAAGCCCCGACGAACTCCCCGAAAAGGCAGTGTGGACAATGCTCTCTACTTACGGACTTAATAAGTACATGCACGACAACTACATCCAAAAGGGCGACGTAACGGGAGCAGCCACTTCTTTGGTAGTTCCTCCTAACTTTATATTAGATGCCACCAAGGATATATCAACAGAGCTAGGTAAAAAAGAACCAAACTATTCCAAAGTTTCCAGGAACATCCCATATATTGGGAAGATTCTTTACTATTGGGCGGGTGATGGAGCTGATAGGTTTAATGAATGGAGAGAGAAGGAAAGGAAAAAGGACCGTGAAAGGTAAAATAGTAAGTCTTTCGGAGTGGCGCAGAATACAGCGCCGGGTAGAGCGGATGGACCTAAGGGAACTAGCTATTACAGTACACCGATTAATAGGTGTTATGTCAGACCTAGTTAGTCACATTGAAGAATTGGAAGAAAAGATAAAAAAGAACTAGTCTTTTGGTTCAAATATTCCTGGATGATACCCCATCTTCAGAGCCATCTTAATTTTCCACTTAGGCCACTGAGTGACGTCCTTGCTATTAGGCAAAAATATACTTCTGCGTATCCTGTACGTACTCAGATCTACGACGTTCGACTTCATTACAGCTCCTTTCTATTGTCACAAATTCGTATACATTTTTGTGACATTTTTAAATTTGATTGTCGATCTTTTTCTCTATTTCCTTCAAATGTTCCTCAGGAATACTCCCCGGCTCTAATCTGGCCCCGGCAATCATTCTTCTGATGTCCGGTATATCAAAAGACTTTTCCAACTCTAGGCAAATTATACACATACTCTACTTTCCTTCTTTACGGTCGCAATTGCAAATGCCTTCCGTTACTGTTATGCTTTTCATGGGGTTAGGAAAACATGCCCGCTTGCATTCCAGTGGCGTGACCAATACATCACTGCTAGTTGTACTACATCCCAAAAACAATGTCAATAATAAAAGTTTCACGTTATCCTCTTTTCCATTTTAAAGCCTTTGCAGTAGTAGGAAACTGCTTTACAAAAATCTTTTTGCAATCTCTGGCAATTTCCCGATGTTCTTTTTGCGTTCCTTTTTCAGTCCGCAGATCAATGTAGTGTATCCAACTACGCACGCTGCCGCTCATGTAAATCCTAGTGGGTGCCATGGCAGGTAAAATATTACGAGCCACTTCCTTAGCTATACCTTGCTTCAGTGCATGTTGATAGGAATGATAAGCCTCGCTCCAAATCCTGTCTTGCGTTAACTCCCACCAGGAAGAAAGGCTACCCGGCGGTAATTCAATGCTGTTCTGTCTGTTCTTGTTATCTTGCGCCCTCGCTGAGATTAACTCAGGATCACGCTCCACCGCTGCATACCTCTGACTGAACTCACTAAAGGTAAATGATCGGTGTCGCAAAATCTGAGGACTGATAGCTCGGCTGGTCTTAATTTCGATTGTCATAAACGCATGTTCAAAAACACTCCAATGCGCTTTTCGAATACAATAATCAAGTAGCCGAGTATCGGTTGAATCTTGGTTGGGGCTCGAAACACGAGCCACGTATAACATTGTCTTTTCTGCGTCAGGAGTTACGCTGATAAGTCTAGTCATACTCCACAAACCCCATTAAGACACTCGTCTTCTCTTTCCTCAAAAACAGTTCCTTCCTGCGCTAATGCTTCCTCCAAGGGAACCCGTGTCAAGGGCTGTCCTCCTCGGCAACCATCGGGGTAACAAGTAAAGCCACGTAATCTCTTTGCATACTTAAGTAACAGGCTTGCATTGTCCCCAAGGTTACCTTCGTTGTTGGCCTCAGATCCCCAAGGAGGTAAGTTACAGGTTGAACTTATAGCCATGTCCACGTAATTTTGAACGTCGGCTTGGAACTTAACACGTTCCTTAAATGATATGTCATATGCATCGGTAATCTTTTCCAAGGGAACGCCGGATGCTTGGAGGCGCTTTACTGCAGGATCAACTACATACTCATACTTCCACACCTGTCCATCCAAGTAACGTCGCTTGTAGGATTTGCAAAACAGAGGTTCAATTCCCGTAGTAGTTTCAGCAAGTATGCCGATTGTTCCAGTTGGAGCTATTGCCCTCTTACCCTTTGGTATTGCTACCCCAAGCTTTCTTGACCAGATATAAGAAGCTGATTCAGACTCTTGTTTGTATTCCGTTAGCCACTTATGTAGCTCGGTAGTAACCGAATAAGGCAAGGAACGCTGCATTAACCACTCATGCATTCCACCGAGTCCAAGCCCAATTCGATTATTAACGTTACCCACCTGCCGGATCTTCTCGTAAGGAACGTCGGAGTAGAGGCCACCACACAAAAGGAAAGCAGTAGCTACGTGACAGATTCTTGCAAACTCTTCTCGGTTTTCGCACTTACTCATCCAGACCGTTCCCAAATTACACTTGTCACTGTCATCTTCCGAAGTAACTTCCGTACAAGCATTTCGCAAGCTCTCGTAGTCCTTACAATAGTTAAAGCTCATTCCCGGTTCTGCCGTGCTAAATGCCTGCTCGCAGTTTTGCATCCAAACTTTCATAGCCAGCTCGTGGTCAGGTGATCGTGGGTTTTCCATAGCTTGAAAAAAGTCCGTCCCATAAATTACACTTACATTAGTTCCTTCCATGGGAACTGGAAAGTTAAAATCCTTTTCCTTAATTTTCTTTATATCGGAGCTCTGATCTTTTATTTTCATAAAATCAAAAATATCAGGATGCTTCCAGTCTAGTCCCGCCCAAATAGCAGATCGTCTTGCTCCACCTTGCATTATATGACGCCCAGCTTCATTTACCATTTGCATGAGAGCTAGTGGACCCGTACTAAATCCGCCTGTCCTTTTTATCAATGCTCCCTTTTCTCGTAAAGCGCTGTAGTCTATTCCTATTCCGCCGCCGGTCATTAGGGCACTGGTGCTTTGATCCATAATTTCAGCCCAGCCCTCCCTGCTATCCGAAGCACGGAATAGAAAACAATTGTTTACCTGGTGAAGGGATCTGCCTGATGAATAAAGATACCTACCTCCCGGTATAAACTTTCGGCTAATCATATAACCAAGAATCTCGTCTCGAAGTTCTTTGGGAAGGTATTGTGTCGTGACTGAATCTACTACACGCTCACAAGTGTCTTCCCAACTTTCCACCCCGTTCATACTATACTTTTGCTTAAAAATATTCGATGCGAAACTAGATGTAAATGTCATTAAATTCCTCCTATTTTAAAAAATAATATCGAAACAACCAATCTAATTCCATCTCCTCGTAAAATCCATCATAGTCATGGATGTATACCGTTGGAGATTCCCCTGGCTCATAGATAGATTCACAATTGTAAGGTGTAAACTTACCTAGATCTGGATTAACAATTACCATACTTCGCTTTCGAAGTGCTACTGGTTCGGCGCTCCTTAAAACCATCAACTTGTAATCGTCTTCGGGAGTTGATCTATAAACTACTCGACCTGGCACTTGAGCAAACAAGTACGTTCTATCAAAACCAACTGATTGATGGTCGGTGTTTAACCATTTCTTTAGTTGATTACCTGCGTGCTTAACAAACGTCATTTATCTTTTCCCCTGTCTTTAATTTCTTTAATTGTCTTTTTAATTTGATCTCTTTCCTTTGGTTTCATGTTGTAGCTTTCCGTTTTAAGTTTAAGTGTTTCCTTAAGATCGGCAAACCCGGCACGTTTTGTTCCCATTGCATAACTAGCTCTGAGGACAGACGAGGCTAGGATAATCCGGTCTTTCTTGGAAACTTTACTTTCGCAATTAAGGCAACCCCACGTTTCTTGCTCGTCGTACTCTTTTATCGACAACACTATATCGAACTGGGTTTCGCACTCTTGGCACTCAAACGGATAACAAGGCATTATGAATAATCTCCACTGTTGTAGTTTCCTTTTCTCACTCCTCGAATTACCGTATTTATGTTGGACCCGATGAGGCGGGAGTCTTTCGTAAGGGGAGTTCCGCAGCCACCACATTCCACTGTGTCAATCTTTTCATATTCTTCGTAGCTAAATATCTCAGCATGAATTTCTCCACACCCCGTACAGGTCCAATCATAAATAGGCATTATCTTTTCCTTTCGAATTTATTTTTCAGTACGTGCATACTACATTCCCTAGCTGCAACATGATACCCGTAGATAGCTCCTTGGGTAAAGAAGTGCTGAGCAATAACCCAGGAAGAGGCACCCCAAAAAAAGCTTAAACAGCTCACCACCAGAACTCGTTTAATCCAACGTGGCATTCTTTTCTCCTTGGGCAATAGCCTGCTCGTCGGTGTAGACTGCATTCGAATAGCGTTTGTTAAGCTTTTGCAGGTTTCGTTCTGCTACTTGTTCCAGAGTCAATCCATTCAGCTCACACATTCTTGCAAGGTAGTGCAGTGTATCTCCTAGTTCATCCGCTAGATTGAGGGAGTAAGGCTTACCGTAATAAACTCGTTTCTTAATTATCTCAAGTACTTCACCAGCTTCGCCCGAAAGACCCATCGCTGCTTCTATTATATCTTCATATGTTTCAGCCCGCTTCGCTCTTTCTTCCCGGTTTGTTGGATAGAATTTATTAATTGTTTTTTGAAAATTTTCCACAGTTACTCCTAGTAAAATTAATTAAAGTCCCTCAACAGCTTCCGTAAACCAATCAGGCAAGCTCAAGTTATACTTAGAATACCACAGTTTAAATTGGTTGTCAAGTAAATACGTAACTCCCTCATCGTCGGGAGCTCTACAAATCCTTCCACTAGCTTGCATAAGTTCCTTAGCTACGTGCCAATTATAATAGTCGGGCTCAGAGTACGCTAGGTAACGCATGGCAGGATCTGCCAAGCTTGGGTAAGGAACCTTTGTAATTGCCTGCCACTCTGCAACCTCGTATTTTAAATCAAGTCCTTCATGCATGCCGCTACCTACCATTACGGCACCCGACTCAAGCGGCATCTGATAGAACTGGTCATAGCACTTTTGCTTATTACTTTTATTATGAAAGATAAAACGAGAATCCTTTACCAAGAACTTACGCAATTTATTTGCTAACGAGTAAGGTGCGTGGACAAATCCTTTGGTGCTGTGGTGATTGGCTAATTCAATTAAGTCATTAGCCATTGCTTCAATGTTTTCATCTTGTTGAGACATGCTCATGTTGCCAATCGGTTGAAATAAAATAGGTCTACGTTCCGCTGGGATGGGGCTATCTACGTCAATATAAATTACCCTGCGGCTTGATAGTCCTAATTTTTGAATGTCCATCTTTCCTATTGTAGCACTCATCAATACAATCTTTTTTACTTTTGCTCCGCTCCAGAATGGATTGGTCTGGTCGGCTAGGCTTAGTGGCATTAGCTTTATACACTGTTTATCCAATCCTCGATGCTCTTCCGTTTCAAATCTACAAATAGAGTGGGTAGTGGAAGATTCAAGAATTTGTTTAAGTCGTTGTAGTTTTGAGTCTTTGGGGTGTTTTCCGATCCATCGAAGGAGATCACCAACTGTTTTGGCATTTGATGGGTATCTATACTCATGTTTCCAAATGCGCTTTGCAGCAATTTCTTGCAAGGTTCCCAACAAAGAGTGGGCTTCATCAATGATAACAGTGTGTCTTTGTAGTTTGTGTGCGAGATATGTAAAGAAGTTACCAATAACGGGTGTCCCTTTCCGTCGCACTGTTTTATAATCAACTTTATATTCACTGTCTTTAGGACCCCACTTATATATTTTTTGTCGGTACTGACGTTCGGTCATTTTATATTCTTTAATCCAATACTCATCCTGGCTTTTTACGGTCTTCATCCAAGAAAATGAATCAAGATATTGTTTTCGTAGTAGGTTATTTGGAGTTAAAATGCAGCACCCATTTTTTCGACTTAGTTCCCAAGATTGGATTGCCGCAGCTACCGGAGACTTGCCAAAGCCTACCGGAGCTCGAATTACAAACACCTCGTAATTGTTCCAATTCTTTTCAAGAGTTTCCAAGAGCTCAGCCTGTCCCTCTCGAAAATTTTTAAACGGAAAGAAAGGTTGCATTTATTACTCCTTGTCAGTTAACTTTGCCAAAGCAAGTTTTAATTGTATCTCTCTTTCCTTAAGTGTGTCAATAAGTTTTTCTTCTGCATTAATTTTATCTTCAAGGTTGTCGCATCTTTCTCTACTACCTTGAATCTTATTACGAACTTCCCCTAATTGTTTTTCAATTAACTGTACTGCTTCCGTCATTATACTTCCTCTTTCCAATGGTTTAAAATCTCTTGTAACTCCCAGAAATTGTAGCTAGTCACAAGCTCCTTAATGATTTTTAATTTATTTTTTTCTGTTATTTTTTGATCATAACCTGACGCAAAGGCAATGGCTGCTAGCCCAATGTACTGTGCGTCCGCTTCATCTCCTTTTTTCCACCCTCCTATTCTTCGGGCAACCGCCTGCCAGGTGTGGCTGTTCAATTCGATTAACTGTCCTGAAACCCCGGCTATGAATACGCCGCAAGCTTGGATGAGGGTTTGGCTGGTATTAAAGTTTCCTCGACGTCTTGCCAACGGTATGTCTTCTAGTGCTAGTATATCGTAGTCTTCGTTAAATTGAGATTGTAATAAATCAAGTATATATCTAAACCTAGTTTCTTTGTTTTGGCTTTCTGGAATTAAGATCAGACCACTCTCGACAAGAATTCCCTTATCAAAGTAGGCAAACCCAGCGATGCTAGGTGATCCTGTGGCTCTGTCAGTTGCTCCACTTGAGGGATCGATAGCTAACATTCGACCGTTAAGAATCTTATCTGATAACTTTTGACATTTTTTCTTGCTCATAAAACTTTCTCAATTTTTCTTTTACGCACTGCTCATTATGACTGGGAACAGCCATGTTACTGTTCCACCAAAGAATGTCATTTGAGATTATATCCCAATCAATTCCAGCTTTCTTTCCCTCGGACCAAAGTATAAATATATGGACATGTCTTCCGCCTGTTCTTTTTTTTATTAACAGGTTTTCGTAATATCGTGTAGGATCATTTAATGCAGAATTTTCAGTTAGCTTAAGTGCCGCCGGCTTCTTTACAAATTTAATTTCAGGAAGCTTTCCATAAATTGTTTTAAGCTTTCTTTTTGGTTTATTTGTTTTTTCATGAACGGCACCTGCAACTCGTATTATACTGCCAGCTCGGTATATGCTATTGTCTATTGATTCCCACAAATTATTTTTCTTTAGCCAGGCTACTTGGGATCTGACTACGTGCTCTCCTAACATTGGTACAATAGGTATGTGAAAATGATATCCTCGGTTTCCCGTTGTCCATATCTCAAAGCTAATTCCTAGTTTAATTAACTGGTATCGTGTCTTATTTTTTTGTAAGTCAGTATCACAATCAATAATCAAAGTATCACTAAAAACTGGAAAGTCTTTTAGGTTCTTTGTGTTTTTATTTTGATTAATAAAGTTTGTTGTCTCAGGTGGAAACCCATACAAAGACCTGTATTGATACTGAGAGTCGGCTTTATTAAGTAGTAGAGGAGCTCCCGACCTAATTAAGGAATGTCTCCATTCATACGTGATACTCGGCAAGGAGTCTTTCAAGTCTAATGGTTTCAAGATCATAGTCTCCATCGGTTACTCCATTCAACAAAGTTAATCCTCTCCAATGGTTGTTACCTTGAGGCCCTTTATAGTCTTCATCATGCATATAAAAAGCCCCGTTAACTAGACCACTTATAGACTTTCCGTTGTTTAAAAAGTCTTTGTGATATTCTAGTTTCTGTACGTGTCCCATTGCAAAACTAAATTTAAGTTTATTTAACTTAGTTACAGCGCTACCTCCGTAAGGTCGCCCACTAAATGGGTTTGAAAAGTAATGGCTGTAGTGTATTCCGTCTAGCTCCAGTATATGTAAAAAGGGTATGACCTGCCAGTTGTCTAGTTCAAAATCATCATAGCTCATGTAACCCTCTAGTTTTGGGTTCTCTTCTACGTACCTTTCAATTCGCTGTTCGTGGTTTCCTATTAAAAAATAACACTCCGGATTGTAGGAAGGATCGCTTTCAATAGCAGCGTCAATGATCCGCATGGCTTCGTTTCCCGCTTCAATGTCTTCCTCGTATCTCCTACCTTCCATTGCTCGTTTTCCTTCATCATAAGACGAAAGAGATGGCATGTCCCAATTATCACCAGCATGTACAATTACATCCGGCTTTCGGTCTAAGATAAACTTTCCTAACGCTTCGATGTGGTCAAGAGGAACACCAGGTTTAACTTGAGTATCCCCAATAAATAAATGATTCCTCACTCTTTTCCTCCATCGATGATTGTAAAACTAGGTTTAGCTTTTAACTTAAGTGATTGTAATAACTGTTGTACTTCTTGAACAAGGCTTCGTTTCCCTTTGTTGTTGATGGTATCTTTTACATAATCCTTTCCAAAAACTTTTTCAAACTTTTCCCGTTCCATCTTATTACGTATTATTTCATTCTCTATTCGTCTGTCCAAAGCTTTTTTTAAAATCTTTTCTGTTACTTTATTCAACTCTAACGATTTAATAAAATGATCCCAACAACGGGGTGCTGTGCTTATACCCATAGCAGGATTAATAATTCTAATTTGAGAGTGAGAATCCAATCCATCATCCCATTCTTTTCTAAATTCTACTCTGATAAAGTTTCCTTTATCCGAAGAAAGATAAAGAGTATAAGGACCCTTGGATTGTAATACTACCTCAATAAATTTTTCTTCAAGAGTCATAGATTTCTTCCCGTTTTAACTGAAGAAACTCCTTTACTTTTTGCTCATTAACTTCATGATCAATACCGTGCTGAGTAAGTAAGTCACTTAACATTCCAGTAGCGGCTGTCCAATACATAAGGTCAAGTTCCATGTCGTTAAACTCTTCCTCAGATATCATTACCATATCTCCTAATATAGTATCATCGTCCATTTTTGATTTCCTTTCGCTGGTTTATCTAGATTAAATTCTTCCAAACTCTCTTGAGTTCGGTAGCCACCCTCACACTTAAAATCGCTAAATGTTTTACAAATCTCCGGGGCTCCACTTAAAGATATAATACCACCTAATTCCTTGTTTGTCAAGTCCCAAGTTTTATTAAATAACTTAAGTGCTTTTTCTGCTTGATTTTCAGATACTTCCCAAACAGTTTCATCGTGAAAGTCAACTAGAACTGGTCGTAAAGATATATCACTTTCAGATCTAAGTAGGTCTAGGTTCTTAAGATAGGTTAATAAGTTAACGTGACCTGTGGATTGGATGCATCGATTTAGTATATCCTTTTCATATTTATTTGCAACAGCCGTGGGCATGCCTCGACCATTAAGAAACCACCCACCGTTAGAAGACCACTCCGTTTTTAAATCATTTTGGAAACTTGTAACTCCCTTAAATAATTTCCAATAATCACTGTGAATGGTCTTTACTTCTTCCTTGGTTATTTTAACTCCGGCCTCTTGGAGTGTCTGGTAAATAGTTCCAGGTCCTGCTCCGTAACTTGCGCTAAGATGCACAATCTTGCAGATAGTCCGCTCAGTTTTGGCAAGCTTCTTAGTAAGACTAATTGCTTCCTTTGTTGGGTTTTGGGGATCGTATCCATGCATACATATTTTAGAGCGCAGCGCTGGTATGGATGCTCCCACAAACAGATAGATATCATTAGGTTTAGCTCCAGGTCCATAGAGTTTCATCATAGCAGGATCTTCAGAAAGCTCGGCAAGTACTACGGGTTCAAGTGCATCAACATCCATTTGAATAAAGACATTACCCGGCCTTGGAATAAAACAATCCAGGTAATCCCGTGCCTTAGGTAGCTGTTGTATATTTACACCGCCGGAACCGCTGCACCTCCCTGTAAGAGTCCCATAAATTCTTAGGTTAGTGTGGTGAATTGAAGATCGGGTTGACTCTTTCATTTTTTTCATGTAACCCATTAACTTATTTAACTCGTTATACCGGCTTAATAACTTACCGGCAATGCCAAGTTTTGGTAGTATCTTTTTGTCGATACGTTTTCTTCCAGTTGCTGTGGCTTCTATCCAATGAATCTTGCCATCTACCTTTACGGAAAACTTTCTTTCCTCTTCTCTGCGCCAATTTAAGCTAGACACTACGGGACTGCTTTCATACAAAACATCGTAAAATAACCAGCATAAATGCGGCTTACTGTTAGGATTAAAGTAATTAGTTGTCTTGGCCACTTCTACTTTATCTTGCCACTTTTTCCAACGTGAAGTAATTTTATTTGTTTTTGTGTACTTAGGTGGTTCGTTGTGAATAATATCATTTACCTGCTGCCAATTAAATGTTTGAATAAAGTGGGAAACTTCGCTATCGTTATAGAACTTATTAAGTAACTTGTCCATGGCATCTTGTAAAGAATTCATTCTAACTTCAAGTAACTCCGTGTCTATCTTAATGCCATAGAAAAACTGCTCAACCTCTAGCTTGCTAAGTGTAATAAACTCTTGTTTTATTATAAGGTCTAGGTCAGGAAACTCTGTGAGATAACTTTCAAAATGTTTGTGTAATGCCCAAGTGGACTGGGCATCTAGCGCACAGTACTTACCTAGGATATCATTAGGCGCTTTCCACATTTGTCCTTTGTCTGGCCTCCCTCCTCTTGAATAATTGTTTTCAATAAGCCAGTTGTCTAGCTCTATTTCATTAGTTTCTTTCCAGCCGAGGATTATTTTTTGTGCCTCTTTTAAACTCCAGCTCTGGTTTAAATATCCCTCAGTGGAAAGTGATTTAAAAATTAAATAAGTATCCTCGACCCAAGGCCAGTTGCTCATGGGCTTGTATTCCAAAGAACTTTTTCGAAGTACGAGTTCCATAACTCTTGCGTCGTAAGATACGTTGTGTGCAATTAACTTAAAGTTAGTAAGGTATGACATTACCGTAGTCGATTCGTAGTCACATCCTAGGGGTGCGTATATTCCCTCCGGGAACTTGTCGCAAGCAATGCCTACCCCAACTGGTTTGAAGTCAGGATCGAGTACGTCAAGTCCGGTAGTTTCAAAGTCAACAGCAACCTTAGAAGAAGGTCTTAGCTGATTCAGATAAGGAAATATATCCTTTGTTTTTGCTAATACTATCGGTTTCTTTTGGATGTTTTGTGTCGGCTTCAACAGACTTAGGGGTTTTTCCTGAGTTGTTTGAATCATAGTACCTCCTAAAATATTCAACTCTAACTCTATTATCATAATAAGCAGTTTTTATCAAGCACTTTCTGCCCACTAAAGATTTAAAAAGTCCCGTGTCTGGAATGTCATCTAGTATTGATTCTGCCAGTTCCTTCATTTCTGCGGAGCTTTCTGCAACCGAAGATAAAAACCTTCGCATAAACTGTGATATAGCTTTTCTTTCTCTATCAAAACAGTATATCGATTCAACGTGAACTTCGTTAAATTGATTTTCAAAATAGACCTGAAGATTAGTGTGGCTATTACTCTTTCTAACAAATAACTTAGAAACGATTACTGTTTGATATTTTCCGGGTTCAAAAGAACTGCCGTTGTTATCCACTGGCCTCCTTAATTCCGGTGGTTTTCTCCGTGCTTTCGACTTGTATGCCATTATCTTTCTCCAGTTTAATAGGACCGTCTTGAATAATAGTTCCGTAATCTTCAAGCCAAACTAGCATACTAATGTTAGCTACGATACAATCAGTATGCGAAATGGAGTAACTGGTGCTAGGCAGTAACGAAGAAGAATCGTAGTCAAAGATCTGATTATCAAGCAGTCGGAGTGCGTGTCTTTCCATAGCCCCTAGTAGTTGGTACTTACCTCTTCCCTCAAGGAACGTCCAAGATCCATACTTAATTTCTCCAGCCAACATAGATCTGCCAGCACCCTCCATAACGGAAACTCTTCCCTCCCACTTAGTTATAATAGTTAATAACTTTACTAGAATTTCCCACTTAAATTTTTGTTTTAGTTCATTAATTGTTTCAAGTAATTCAAGCGCATATTCTTGTCGGCTTGTATCATCTTTCCAAAGATCAGGCTTGGTAGTATCCTTTTCTATATTTTTAATTGCATTCCAGATAGCGGGGTGTAAAAACTGTACCGCTGCTTTTCCATCAACTTTGTCTTTCTTTTCGTTTTCCATTAAGTACCTCCAGAGGGCAGGGAAACCCCTGCCGTTATGTTAGTCGTTATAAATTATCATATTAAAATCAGGGTGAGTGTCTTTTGTCCTTCGGTTATTCACAAAAATATACATGTTTTTAAACTTTTGGTAAGTACCCTCAGAACCCTCTACGTTTTCTAGAGTACCTAGCTTAGTTAGATCTGCGTCTGCGTCAAATAAATCCTTACTGTGTATTGTTTTTTTGGTTGAGTCTTTACTGTCTCGAAACACAAAGAACAAATTCTTTTCATTACTTCCAGATAAATAGTCATTCCCATTTTTATCTTTCTTTAACCACATTCCAACGTACTCTTTGTTTGTTACTTCTTTTTCATTTTCCATTAATTAACTCCTTAATTTTTGTTACTCATCCCGGATGGGAGGATTAGATTTTTTAGACTTTGACACACTTTCCTCAGTTGGTTTCTTAAGATTGTACTGCCAAATCCTATCTTCGTCTTTAATTTCATATGAATCAATTCCCAAACGGAAGGCAACTTTTTTAGCTTCTTCAATCGAAGGATACCCTCCATGGACTTGTTTGTTAATAATTAATTTAATCATAAGTTAGCTCCTTTTAAAACGGTACGTTATTTATCTTTACTGGATTTACTTTCTTTTTCTTTGGGGGTAAACTGTCTATTGGAAGATCTTCACCTGCATAAATGTATAACCCAAGCCCATGCATTGCAATTGCTTTTACCATACCTCGTTTGATAGAAGTATTGACGTCGAATACCGTTAGCTTTTCGCAGGGTATGGCTACGTTCTTATGGTTTAACACAGGAAAGTTTTCAATATGTTCAACCCCATTTACCGTAACACCTACCTTAACAAAGGCACCTGCACTGCCACACTCGAAATAAGGCTTACCGTTGTCGGAACTATATACAACATAGTTAGCCGCTGGATCTACCTTTTTAATTTCTGCCCATGCAAAAGGCCAACTTAAGTAGGTAAACCTGCCTTTCTTTTCCGTATGATCGTTTACATCGATCTGATTTAATTGTTGAAACTTCATAACACCTCCTTTGAATATTCTAATTATAACATAGTTAAATAAATTGTCAAGGTAAAAAGTAATAAGCTAGTCATTCTCACTAAATGGTAATGCTTGTTGGTCCCAAAAGTAGTGGATAAATTTATCAGTTCTGATTATTATGAAGTCCATTCACCCCTATAAGGAGGTTGATTGGTCAGATCTGATGATATATCAAGTATTTCCGGACTCAAGTAATCAGTTCTGATTAAAGTAACACTGGCATTCAGTTAGAGTTACTTTCTACTATATCTCTACACTGTGTTATCCATTCATCGAACCCCTCTGTTTCACTTGCCTCCGCAAAGTTATCATATATAACATTGGGATTACTCTTTTCCTCTTTGTTACCCCATACATCAACGTTATCGTTGTGCTTTGGTATTCTTTTGTACTTAACACAGTCTGAGCAATACTGATAGAACCTCTGTATTCCATCCGATGTTATTATAGTATCTTCACCATCAAGAGTAAGCGTGTTACCGTTCCAATTAATATCATATAAACTGATAAAGGGTTTTACATTCATTACCTTACCTGTTTTATCGTCAACAATAAGAGATCGGTGAGGCACTGCGCCCTCAACTTGATTATGTTTCCAGTGCTTAGCACCCCAATAGAACGCTGCGAAGTGCGTTCGGCTGGTATACGCAAGTACCCACGGTAATCCCATTTGATGGCTGTAGTGACCGGACTGGCATACCATATAGGGTATTGGGTTGGCCTTGCCAAAATGGGAATGCCGTAGCATCTTACCGTTGCTGCTAATTAACTTAAGCTCAACTCCAAACTTAGGTTTAAACGTTTCTTCGTCATGTCCAATTACAATGTCAGGGCGACCCCCGATGGTTTCATTGTTGGGTAGTTTCCAGCTTACGGGTATCTCCTCTTCTTGTTTAAAGTTAACACCAGCCCACGTTAGCAACTCAGTCCAATGATCTTCGTTTTTAAACCCTGCCTCAAATATTAGATCGTCATCCAGGGTTGTAGGAAACTCAATACCAAGGTGACGGAGTACCGCACGTCGTGGAGACTCACCTAGAATAGTTCCATCCTCTGTAATACACCCACTGTTTCCACCCCTCCAGTCAGCCCCTGGATTTTTCTTTTGCTCTTCTAACCTATGCTTAGTCTTAAGTTCGAAACCCTTTTGCAGCATAGAATACAATTCTAATTTTGGACTCTTCATATAAACACCCCTATTCTTTTGTCGTTAACTAATTCCCATTCCTTACATTTCTCTTCGCTCCACTTTACTCGTTCCGTCAATCCTAGTGAGTAGCAGATGCCAATTGTTGGACTCCATTTATACCAAATTATTTTCATGCTATAGGCATTTTTTTCTTTGATATAAAAACACCGTAGTACTTGAAAGCAAGTGCTAATACAATTGGGGTGTTTATAAAACTTATATCGTTTCATTATATCTCCGTTTCCAGTTTATCACCCACCCGTGTCTGCCATGAATCCAGGCTTGTTGTTATATCCAACAACTCAAGGAACTCTCTTGGCTTCAAATTACTTGATGGAGCGTTTAACTCGTCAAGAAAAGAATGCAAGTCTTCTACAATAGATCTTAATGCTTGTTTGTGTGTTATAGTGTCCATGATTAATCCTTCTTTAGTCTGTTTTGTTTGGTTATCTTTTTATTTTTCTTTGCTCTTTCCTCTTTAACCTTTTCTTTCTTTTCCATATTTTGTTTTATGATCTCATCCCAATCTACCTCTTCGGTTGGTCGCTTTGTTTTCTTTTTTTCTTTGTCAAAAATTGATATTACTTTATCATCACTCATGTTTATCTCCTTAATTCAAAATGCATAGGGTCGGGGTTGCTGAATCTGCCACCCCATTTAAATCCAGCCGATTCGAAACACTCAACAACTTGCCTTGAGATTTTACCTCCAGGGTTAATATCTATTGCCAAGCCTTGGGCATGCTTTGATAATCGGGTAGTACCTGCAATGTTACGATAACAAAAACACCCACCCGTTGTCCGCAAATCCGACTCAGCACCAGCCAATTTAATACAGGCAAAAGCAACGTCAAGTGGTACTTGCATATCCCGATGGCACCGAAGCTTGGTAAGCCAAGCACCGTTTTGAGTTTTTAAAGGTATAGAAAGAGTTACCATTGTTATACCGGGAACTGTTTTATCCTGGCAAATACTACCTAAGATACTTTCCGATAGTAACATAAAACCTAAAATAAAACCCCTAAGTATTTTCATTTAATTCCTCCGTCATTTTTGAAAAGTAAGCTTGCGTGTAACTCATTGCAGCTATTAGGATATACTTACTCAGTGATGGTGCCTTATGAGCGCTGGCACCTGCAGCCAGTATATCATAAGCAGCTCCCTTTGGTAAGTTAATTCTGATATCTTTTATTTTATTTTTCATTAAAATTCACCCTCATAATCCAGTGTTATCTTTTCAGTTGCTGTAAATTTATGTTTGTCCTTGGGTTTTTCCTCCACCTTACGGTTTATATTATCATTAATTTCGTAAATGCAATCGGGGTTTTCCTCTACCCACTTGTCAAGTTGGTTTTTTCGAGTTTCCTTTTCTTTTTTGGTAAACGATAACATTTTTCCTGCAAGCCAATTAAGATCCATAATTCTTACTCCCTAGTTTTATTGTAAATTCAGTTAGTCCCTTGAATACCTCCGCAGGGCAAGAACCCCATCCGTATGCTGCTTCTTGGTCGCTAAATTCAAACCGATAATCCGTTGTGTCTAATCCAAAAACCAAACTTCGCAGTGTTATAAACCAAGGGTTTTCGGGGTTAGCCAAGTAAAGCTTAGACATAGTGTTTCGATGCGACCAACGGCTTTTGCCTGCTAATGCCTCAGTTAAAATATGCAACGCTGTTAAATGAGCTCGGTAGCCCGTCGTATACTTTGGTATATCTGGTATCCAAGTGGGTAGTGTTGGAAACCATTTACCTAAAAATAACATGTATAATGTAGGCACCAGTGGATAAATATTAACATAATCAAAATTACCCCGATCGCCCATACTCCAGCCACGCCTCCACCCTGCTTTTATAATTCGCTTTAAGACGTCTTTACGTCGATTTACAGCGGCTTCAAACACTACCCCTAAGTAACCATCACGGCTGATATCAGAGCGGCTACGTTTACCTATTTGAGGATGCCTGCGCCAAATGCCCGGTGCTACTTCGCAGTTCCTAAAAGTTATCTGTTGATCCAATGGCATTACCCCAACGGCTGTGCCAATAGATGCAAACGTTAAAAAATCTCCGTCATGTATTTTCATATCAGTTTCCTTTATCGTAACAGGCGGTTGCGCCATCGGGTTGAATTGGACAATGGCTTTCTGCTAACGTAATTTGAGGTTCAAATAGTTCAAGTTCCATTTCCATCCAACAATAGTTAAGCATGTTTTCGGGAAACACGTTGGGAAACATAAGACTGTAGCAGTGATCACCAAGTTTTCGTAGGTCGTGGCCTCGAAGTTGCACGCAATGACCGAGTTCGTGCCAAATAAGACCCCGTCGCTCGATGTCCGAGGACTTATCGAAATAGGTTTTGTCGATCTGGATCGATCGGTGAGTACCAAGTATTCGACAAACCCCGACAACCCCGGTAATTGGCTGCCGGTTTGCATCAAAAACCAGTATCGATGGTACTATTGTTACCGATGCCAAAATCTCACTAGAGAATAATCCGTTTGCATGATCGTCGTAGTCTTTAATAAATTCCTGCAAGGCATAATCAAAGTTAGCAAATGGATCATAGTAAACCCTGCGATCTTTGGGTTCGGTGCCGCAACCCATCAACACAATTGATATTAAAGTTAATAGCCTCATTAGTTTACCTCCGATTTTATTGTGCGAACGACTTCAACGTCAAAACCGTTAGCCGATCTTATTTTAATTGTAACAATTAGTTGCCGGTTGTCAAGTGAAAAAACAACAGAAGCCTTGCGGCTGCCCGATATTGATTTAGTGCTACCGTCAACTTCAAATGCGTGAGTGTTGTTAAAGGTCAGGTGTTGACTAAACCGAAGCTTGTTATTTTCAAGTGGCCTCGGAGATCCAGATAAATTTGGTAAAAGTGTGCCACCGTTATCAAAATTAACCGTTCGGATTACTTGATAGTAAAGATAATAGTTACCACTTGCCGTTTTTACCAGCTCAACTTCGCTACCGTTTTCAAAATAGTAACGACCGGCCAGATCGATTGGAGTTGGTGCGTCGGTTCCATCAACCCCGTCGATACCATCAATACCATCAATCCCATCGATACCATCGACCCCGCCTGGACCCCGTGGACCGGTTCCACACCCAATAATTAATGCCATAAATAATAGTAACTTCAATTTAATACCCCCATTAGTTTGTTTTTTGATAGCAACCATTGTACCGTACAATTGCGGTACGCAAGGTCGGTAGTTTCACCTGGCTGTTTATGATCGATGCACTCCAAATTATAAATGATACACCGTGAGTCGGGCGGTTCGTTGCCCATGTTAATGCTGCAGAACAACAATATTGATTTTAGTAGAGTCATAATATACCCCGTAAAACCAGATCAGCTATTAGTAAGATTAATAGATTAATAAATGTTATTCGTAGCAGACTTTTATTTAGCTTGTTCATGATATTTTTTTATTCCTTTCGATATTCGGTTTCCAAGGCCCGTTCCATTTAAGTGGTATGCAGCTAAAATCACTGCAACAATCAGTAAATTAAAAAACAATAGCAATTTCATGAGCAACCCCGTATTGCTCGGAGGCGCTTACTTCGTTCGGAGTTCTCGGAAAAACTGCAATTTTTAAATAAGTTATAAGGTTCGTCTT